ACACCACCACCCTGCCCGACGCCGCCCACGAGGCGTGCCTGTTCCACGCGGCGCGCCTGTACCGCCGCCGCGACTCGATAGACGGGGCGCTCGGGTTCGCCGACACCGGCCTGATCCGGGTGGGCCGCTACGACCCCGACATAGACGGCCTGTACGCCGGGGTGGCGCCGATGGTGTTCGGGTGAGCTGGTCCAGGGCGTCGGTGGCCGCCGCCATCGCGGCCGACCTGTTTAACGCCTCCGAGGGCGGCATCACCGCGTTCGCCGACCCGCCGCCCACGTTCAACATTCCCGCCTACATCGTCGGCTGGCCCCAAACGGTCGTTTACAACGTGCCGATCATGGGCGTCGACGAGGTCACCCTGCCCGTTATCACCGTGGCCGGCCTGCCCGAGGCGTCCGTCGTCGACCAGATGCTGGCCACCGCCCGCGGCGCCCTGGAAGCCGACCTCACCCTCGGCGGCCTGCTGACCCACGGGGTGCTGACCGTGACCGGCACCCGCAACTGGCGGGCTTTGCTCGACGTCGGCGGCGGCCAGTACCTCGCCGCCGATCTGATGCTCACTATCCGCATGTAAGGAGGTCCCAACAAATGGCCAATACACGAACCAGCGGCTCAGACGAGGGCAACGGAGGCGTCGGCGTGCTCGACGGCCCCGAGCAGTTCGCGGCCGACCCGACCCCGCCGATAGCCACACCGCTGATCCTCACCGACGGTTACGTCGAAATCAACGGGGCCAATTTGCGGTGTTTGGGCCTCCATTTCGAGGTCAACCCTGAGAACAAACCGGTCACAGTTACCACATTTTGTGCAGAAACGGACTATCCGGCCATCATTAAATGGCATTTCGTAGCAAAGTTTGCACAATCATTCGCTCCCGGTGCAACTGATGCCATTCTACGCGCGGCGGTGGCCGCCTATCAGGCCAGCCAGCAGCCGGCCCAGTTCAAATGCCGGGCCTACTCCAGCCAGGCCGTCAGCGCCACCAACCCCCAGTTCTCGGGCAACATGATCCCCCAGCCGTACCGCTACATAGGCGGCGACGCCGGCACCCTGTCCGAGGTCGACATCGACTGGATCCTGACGGCGCCGCCCGCGGTCGACACCGGGGCCGTGGTGGCCACCGGGGCCACGGCCGGCTCCCCCGGCTTTTTCACCCCCTCGGGCGCTAACATCCCGGCCAACCTGGCCGCCCTGTCGGGCCTGACGGGCACCCCGGCCACCAGCTGGGCCACCGGCCAGTACGTGATAACCGCCGACAAGCTGGCGGCGAACTGGAACGGCACCGCTTTCGTGGCCGGCATCCACCCCTGATGGCCGAAGGCGACGTCGTCATCATCGGCCTGAAAGCCCTTACGAGAGATTTTCAGCACATGAGCGAACCGACCGGGGCGCTGGCCGCGGCCATGCGCAACGCCGGCCGGGAGGCGGTCGCCCCCATCGCGGAGCGGGCTCGGGCGGGCGTGCCCATCGTGTCGGGCCGCCTGGAGGCCTCCATCGTGGTGGCCGCCACCAAACTGGGCGCCACCGTCCATGAGGGCGGCGGCGACGTCGTCTACGCCGGCCCGGTCGAGTTCGGCGGCTACCCCCCCGGCCGCCCTTATCTGCCCAGGGGCCGCTACCTGTGGCCGGCCGCGGAGGCGCTGGGGCCGCAGGCGGACGAGTTTTACGCCGACGCCTGCAAACGGACGTTCGACACCTACCACTGGACCAACACCAGCACCGACCCGGAGGCCGTCCATGACTAAAACCACCGAGGAGGCGCCGGTCCGTATCGAGGCCACCCAGATGCGCATGCGCCCCAACGACATGCGCCAGTTGACCAAGGCCACCGGCCGCACCCTGGAACAGCTCCTTCAGTCGGACGAGTCGGCCGACAAGTTCCAGGCCATGGCCTTCATGGAGTTGCGCCGCCGCCACCCCGGCCTGGACGCCGACCAGTTGTGGTCCATGGCCGGTGATGTCGAAGTCGAGATAGGCGGCGAGACGCCGGACCCTACCGCCAACGGGCAGCAGACAATCTCGCTGCCCTATGCCGATACTGGCGAATGACCCCGGGCGAGCTGGCCGAACTCGACGACGATACCTTTAAGGCGTTCATTCGGCACATGGAGCGCGAAGCGGCCGAGATAAAACGAGCCCAGCAGCAGAGGCGGTAACCCGGTGGCGCTGTCTCCCACGGTAACGGTCAGGATCGCGGCCGACCTGCTGGGCTTCCAGACCGCCCTGAACAAGGTGGCCTCCACGGCCCAGTCGGGGGCGTCGAAGATCGCGGGCGGTTTCCACTCGATGCTGGGCACCCTCAACCAGACGGGGGTGCTCGGGCCGTTCTCCCAGGCTTTGAACGGGGTCGACGCGGCCCTCTCGAACATCGAGGAGCACGGCAAGACGCTGGGGGCGGTCGTCGGCGCGGCCGGAGCCGGGGCGGCCGCGGTGGGCACCGCCCTGACGTTGATGGGCTCCAAGGAGCAGGCCTCCACCCAGCAGCTGCAGGCCGCCGTGACCGCCACCGGGGCCGACTACGAGGACTTCGCCGCCCAGATCGACAAGACGGCCAAACACATGGAGAAATTCGGGGACACGTCCGCCGAAACCAAGGACGCCATCCGGATCCTGACCCAGGCCACCGGCAACACCCAGGTCGCCTTGAACGACATGGGCACCGCGGCCGACCTGGCCGCAGCCAAACACGAATCCTTGACCTCGGCCGCCTCGCAGCTGGCCAAGGTCCACGGCGGCGCCAACCGGGTCCTCAAGGAGTTCGGGATCACCGCCGAGAAGGCCGGCGACAACTCCAAGGCGTTGGCCGCGGCCGAGAAGGCGGCCGAGGTGGCCGACCGCAACGCCGCCACCGCCAAGCAGCATCTGGCCGACATGGAGGCCATCGACTCGGCCAAGAAGAAGCTGTCGGTGGCCGACACCATCGCCTTGCGTAACGCCGAGCAGAAGGTGGCCGACACTGCCGGCATCGCCACCGCGGCGCACAAGAAGCTGGCCGACATGCACTCGACGGTGGTCACCAAAACCCAGGCGGCGAATGACGCCATCACCCAATTGGCGGCCAAACTGAAGGGCCAGGCGTCGGCGTCGGCGGACACCTTCGCCGGGAAACTGAAGGACCTGCGAGCCCACCTGGAGGACATGGCCTCCCAGATGGGCCAAAAGTGGGGGCCGGCCATCCAGACCTTCGGGATCGTGATGGCCGTCGCCGGGACCGTCGGCTACGCCGCCTTCGGCTGGATCGCCCTGGCCGTGGTGGCCATCGCCGGCCTGGTGGCCGTCGGCATCATCCTCTACAACAACTGGGACACCATCGCCCAGTTCCTGAAACGGGACTGGCCGCTCGTTATCGGCATCATGACCGGCGGGCTCACCCTGTTCGCCGCCCTCATCTGGAAGTTCTTCGGCAAGGACATCAAACAGTGGGTCAAGGACGCCGTCGACTTCATCGTCAACACCTGGAACGGCCTGGTCAACTCCATAAAGGGGATCGTGGCCGCCATCGCCTACTGGGTGTCGCTGCCCTGGCAGGCGGCGGTGGCCGCGGCGGGCGCGGTGGCCGGGGCCATCATCAACGCCTGGAACGGTGTGGTCGGGTTCTTCGTGCGCGTCGCCGGGTCCATCGAATACTGGATCTCGGTGCCCTGGAACGCCGCGCTGGCCGCGGTGGGCTCGGTGACCGGAAGGATCATCGGGGCCTGGCAGGGCGTCATCAACTTCTTCACCGGCTTCTACCACACCATCGCCTGGATCTTCGGCAACATCGGCGGGGCCATCTCGGCCGGTATCGGCGCTGGACTCAGCGCCATCAAATGGCTGTGGAACAGCACCCTGGGCCACGTCAACTTCAAGATCCCGTCCTGGGTGCCCGGCGGCCTGGGCGGCCAGAGCTTTGGTTTCCCGCAGATGGCCGAGGGCGGCATCGTCACCTCGCCGACCCTGGCCCTGATCGGCGAACGCGGCCCCGAGGCCGTCGTCCCCCTCGGCCGCGGCGGCGTGGGCGGCCCGGCAGTGGTCATCCAGCAAGCCAATTTCGCCACCGAGCTCGACGTCGAGAGCTTCCTGCGCCGGGCCGCTTTCGTGGTGCAAACCCAGCGGATCTGAGATGGGCAACCTGCCCACCTGCGTGCGCAGCGCCTGGCTGGACCTCTACGGCGACGGCACTGTCACCGTCCCGCTGGAGTCCGAGGCGGCTGGCTATTTCTGCCAGTCGCTGGATTTGGGCTACCCGACGCCGCGCGAGGTCCGCACCAACAAACCGGACCAGCACGGCGAGGACGACCGCACCGCCTACATGGGCGGCCGGGTCGTCACCGCCAACATCACCGCCCTGACCGGCGCCGGAGCCCAGATCGACGCCGTGGCGTCCGCTTTCGGGCCTTACATGAACCCGTCCGCCCGCCCCGTCCTCCATTACGTGCTGGACCGGCCAGGCGCCGCCGAGCGGACCCTGGTGGTGCGGGGCTCGGGGTTCTCCTGGCCCATCGTGGGGGCCTTCCAGCGCGACATACAGCTGCAATGGGTGGCCGCCGACCCGATCGTCAGAGACACGGTCACCCAGACGGTCGAGGCGTCCGCCGGCACCTCCGGGGGGGCCGGGCGCACATACCCGCTCACGTATTCGCGCGTCTACCCGCCCGGCGGGTCCGCTTCCGGCTCCACCGCCGTCATCGTCTCCCACGGCGACGTGCGGGTCCAGCCCCTGCTGCGCATCTACGGCCCCATCTCCGGCCCGGGGTTCTACGTCCACTTCGCCCCCTCTATCGGCCCGGTCGCCAACGTCAGGTTCTTGGATTCGTTCCGCATCGACGCCGGCCACTGGGTCGACGTGGACACCAAGAACAAGACGGCGGTCATGGACTCCGACCCCACCCAGTCGGTGCTGGCGGCGCTGGACTGGATCAATACTGTCTGGCCGGTCCTGCCCATCGCCCCCGCCTCCACCACCATGAACCTGTACGGCTCGTCCACCAGCGGCGTAACCCAGGTGCAGGCGTCCTGGGCCGACGGGTTCCTGACGTGACCGCCGTCGAGATCCCCCTCGCCGCCCCCGGTGCCTACCAGATCCCCGCCGGCCGGGGCCGCTGGCGGTTCACCCTGCACCGCCGCCAGTTCGCCGACCAGCCCACCTCGGCCACGATCCTGGCCGAACAGGTCGACGCCCGCGGCCGCCAGCTCGTCCAGGCCTGGGATAGCGCCGCCACGCTCACCTTCACCCTCGACGGCCACTCCAAAGGCGCCGCCCTCATAAACGAGCTGCGCCACGACGTCATCGCCTGGCGCTGGGACGACCAGACCGGCGCCGACATTCCCGTCGGCCGGTTCATCATTGACCACTCTGAGGACGAGATCACCGAGCAGTCCCACACCGTCGTCTTCTCCTGTCACGACTACTTCGCCATGCTCTCCCGGCGTCTCCTGACGGCCACCTACTCGGCCACCAACGTCGACCAGGACGACATGGTGACCGCCATCGTCAACGGGGCCAGCCAGGTCCGATCCTCCAGCGGCACCCCGTTCAGCCCCGGCAGCTACCTCCCGCTGGCGGTGGCTTTGGTCAACCCTGACGGCACCACCCGGGTAACCCCGTCGGGGCAGCTGCGCCAACGCATCTACCCGCCCCAAACCGACGTCGGCCAGGTCGTCGACGAACTCTCCAAGATCATCAACGGCTTCGACTACGACGTGCAGCCCGGCAACCTCCACGACCAGCTGCGCCTCTTCTACCCCTACCAGGGGGTACCCAGGACGTCGCCGGCCCTGGTGTACGGCTCCACCGTGGCCAGCCTGACTCGCACCGTGGACAGTTCCGTCTACGCCAACTATCAGCGGGTGCTCGGCAACAACGGCACCTCCGATCCCGCCGCCGCCCAGCTGTACTCCGAAACCTGGAACGCCGACGCCGCCTCGGGCACCGCCGGGGCCACCGGACTGTGGATGACCGCCGACAACGCCGCCGACGTCACCATCCAGGCCACCCTGGACCAGAAAGCGGCCGGCGACCTGGCCCTGTCGGGGGTGCTGCTGCCGTCCTACACCCTCAACCTGCGCCCCGGGGCCTACACGTGGGGCAACCCCAACATGGGCGACATCGTCCCCCTGGTCGTCAAATCGGGCCGCCTCAACGTGTCCACCACCGTGCGCATCCTCGGGATCACCTACTCCATAGGCGACGACGGCGACGAGAACGTGGCCCTCACTGTCGGTCGGCCGGCGCCCAACTTCCTGCACCTGTTCACCCAGGCCGACCGCGACGTCGACGCCCTCACCCGGAGATAACCGATGACCAGATACACCCCTGACTGGTTGCAGCAAGGCACCTACTCGGCCGCCATGGACCGCCGCGTCCTCCAGGCCCTATGGTCTGGCCCGGCCTCGACCGGCTGCGCCGTTACGGTCGGCTCCGGCATGACCGTCAACGTGGCCGCCGGCCAGGTCGCCGTCCCCACCGCCAACCAGACCGGCACCCTGGTCTGCACCTCCGACGCCGTCGAACCCGTCGCCCTGGCCGCCGCCCCCGGCACCAACTCCCGCATAGACCTGGTGGTCTGCCAGGCCCGCGGCAACGATTTGGACGGCGGCGCCAACAACGACTTCATATTCGCCGCCGTGACCGGCACCGTGGCCGCCTCGCCCGTCGCCCCGGCGCTGCCCGCCAACGCCGTGGCCCTGGCCCAAATCGCCGTCGGTACCGGCGTGGCCGCCATCGTCGCCGGCAACATCACCGACGTCCGACCCGGCGGCCTGACCCCGGTCAAAACCGTCGGCCGCGTTATCGGCCCCGCCGCCACCGTCAACCTGGCCACCGGGTTCGCCTTCGCCCCCGTGCTCACCGTGTCGGTACCGGTGGTCGCCGGCCGGCGTTACCGGGTGTTCGCGGCCGCCTTCATCAACATCGGTGGTGCCTCCCAGTCGGGCCGTAACGCCATCCAGGTCACCCCGGTCGACATCACCGCGGTGAACGCCAACACCGGCCGCGCGCAGGTATTGAACCAGGCACAAGGCGGCGGGTTTGGTCCCAACGGCACCTGGACGTGGACGGCGACGGCCAGCGGCCCCCAGACCTTCACGTTGTCGGCCGCTATCGACAACGGCGGCACCGTCCTGGCCAATAATGCCGAGTTGTCGGTTGACGACATCGGCCCACCCTAAAAAGGAGAACCAAATGACACCAGAGCCCGAACCCACCCCCGAGCCCGACGAGGAGCCGTCCCACCCGCCCGAGATCCCCGACGAGTGACCCTCGCCCGGGTCTGGATCGCCTCGCCCAACTACTCGTCGCGCGGCGGGTCGGGCGTCCGCCTGGCGGTGATCCATACAGCTGAGGGAGCCCTGACCTATCAGAGCCTCGGCTCCTTCTTCGCCAACCCGTCCAGCGGCGTGTCGTCCCATGTGGGCATAGATGACACCGCCAACACCGTCGGCGAGTACGTCACCCGCGGCAACAAGGCGTGGACGCAGGGCAACGCCAACCCGGTGGCGGTGGCGGCCGAGCTGTGCGCCTTCGCGGCCTGGACCCCGGCCGAATGGGACCGCCATCCGAACATGCTGGCCAACTGTGCGGCCTGGTTGGCCGAGGAGGCCGCCGCCTTCGGCATCCCCCTGGTACGGCTCACGCCGGCCCAGGCCCAGGGCGCCGGTAGGGGGGTGTGCGCCCACTCCGACCTCGGGTCCTGGGGCGGCAACCACTCCGACCCCGGCGTCGGCTTCCCCATGGACCGGGTCATCTCTATGGCCGCCGGAGGCGCCCCGGCGCCCGGCCCGTCCCCGACCGAGGAGGTCGAAATGTTCCTGGCTTACGCCACCAACGACTCAACGCACGACAACACCATCAAGAGGAACAACCAGTACGTGGTGCGCGACACCGGCATCTCGGCGGTGGCCACCCCGGCCGACTCCAACGCCCTTCAGGCCAAGCTCGGTCCGCTGGTCGGCCTGTCAGGGAACATGCTCAACAGCCTGAAATGACCCTGGCCCTCATCCATGGGGCGCCGGAGGTTTACCTGATCCTGGCCGCGGCCATGTGCGCGGTGGGCCTGGTGGTGGCCTCCTGGTCGCGCGACGTCTACCGGGGGGTGGCCATAGCGGGCCTGGGGTTCGTGGCCCTGGCCCTGCTCACCGGCTAGAAGAAGTGGATCAGCGCCCAGAACGCCAGGACGGCCAGGCCGACACCCAGCCCGAAGGCGGCCAGGGCTATCGCGGCGTAGACGGCCATCATCCGCCGCCGCTGTGCCCTGCCCCTGTCCACCGCTTATAGCTTCCCGTCTATACCCGGCTAACAAAGTTATCCTTCAGGCGGCGGGCGGCCAGTCCGGGTCGGCGGCGGCTCTCATCTGGTCCATGCTGGCGGGCCGCAGATACCTTTGCGTGGTCGCCAGCGACTGGTGGCCGAGCAGGGCTTGGGCCACCCGCACGTTGCCGCAGCGGTCCAACACATCCGAGGCGAACGTGTGGCGCAGGGCGTGGGCGGACACCCCGTCATAAGCGTGGCGTTTCAGGCCGGCGTCGCCGAACCAGCCTGACACCAGGACCGACAGGCGCGCCGCCGAGAGCCCGACCAGGGGACCGCGCGACGGTCGGTCGGCGAGCCATTTGTCGAGCAGCCCGGCCACCGCGGCGGGTACGGGCAGGCGCCGCTCGTGGTCGCCCTTGCCGACGACGCGGATCACCGCCCCGTCGGGGTCGGGGTCGTAGTCGTCGACGTCGAGGCGGGCCACCTCGCAGCAGCGCAACCCGACCCCGAACATGAGCGCCACGATGACCTCAGCGCGGAGGTCCGGTAGGACCAGGCGCAGGCGGGCCACCTTCGCCGCCGACAAGGCCCGGGTGTCGGCTCGGGGCTCGACCACCCGGCCCAGGCGGGCCGTGGGGTCGCCGTCGAGCAGCCCTTCGGCTTGCGCCCACCGGCAGAACGTCCGCACGCTCGACAGGGCGGCCCGGCGCGTGGCCGGGCGCTGCCCGGCCAGCGAGGCCTGCCAGGCGGTCACGTGGTGGCGGTCCAGGGCGGCCACGGCCAGGCCGGGCGGGCACGCTTTTACCAGCAGGCTGAGCCGCCAGCGGATCTGGTGGCAGCTGTTAGGCCGGAAATCGCCGAGCGCTCGGCGTTCGGTCAGGTAGGCGTGGACGGCGTCGGCTAGTAGCAACATGGGTCGGAAACCTCCTAGGTGCGGTCGCCGCCCGCCGCTACATCGGCGCCCGGAGCCCCGGACTGGAGCGCCCGGATCGCCTCGATGGCGTCCCAGAACAGTTCGATCCCCTCACCGTCGGCACGGTCGCAGAGGTGTTCGCGCAACGGCTTGAAATGGTCGGCGAGATCGCGCAGCAGGACGAAAGGGGGTTCGTGTTCCATACGTTTCACGCCGCCGCCGCGATGAACCATCCGGTTGACTTGCGCCAGCTTTCGATCACCTGGTAGTCGATGGCGGGCGGGATGTCAGCCTCGGTGAGGCCGAACTCGTCCAGCTCGCCGAAGCCGTAGAGCAGCAGCACCAGGGCGGCCCGGGCGCGGTCCTTGCGGGCCTTGGGCAGCTCCCTCATGGCTTCGAGGCGGATGAGCGCCGATTTGGAGATGTGGGGGAACAGGATCTCCTCGACGTCGCGCACGTTGAGCCGGGCCATTTTGCGGGCTCGGGTGAGCCGCAACCCCCACGGCTCGGGACCCAACCTCTGTAGCGATATCACAGCCATTGCAAAAGTGTAATGGATTGGGGGGTTGCAATGCAACCCCGTTGTTCGCCATACTGGGTCTGTGACCCAAATAGGCGACAGAGCCAAAGCCATCCGGGAAAGGCGGGGCGAGTCGCGCGAAGCCGTGGCCCGCCGCGCCGAGATCCCCTACACCACCTACTGGCGCATCGAGACCGGCCAGAACAGCCCCAGCCTCGACGTCCTCGTCCGCATCGCCGCCGCCCTCGAAGTGACCCTGGACGAGCTGGTCGGCACCGACGTGCCCGCGGCGTGAGCCTCACCGTCCCCGACATTCCGACCGACCTGACCGTCAAGGTCCTGCGCGAACAGCTCGGCGTGTACGACGCCCGCGAAGAAGAGCTGCGGCACTTCGCCCGGGTCTGCACCGCCCTCGAACTGTCGCCCTTCGCCGGCCAGATCGTCCTCATAGGACGCCACGACCGCCGCGCCGCCCGCGTCGTCTACCGGCCCCAGATCACCGTCGACGGCCGCCGAGCCCGGGCCGAACGCACCGGGCTACTGGACGGCATCGACGGCCCCGAATGGTGCGGCCCCCGCCGTTTCGACGAGACCGGCGACCGGCTGCCCCGCCCCAAACTGCCCCTCGAATGGGAAGACGTGTGGACCGACGACGAGGCCTTCCCGTACTGCGCCCGGGTCCTGGTCCTGCGCAAGGACTGGTCCCGTCCCGCCAACGGCACCGCCAAATGGTCCGAGTTCGCCCAGTACGTGCCCGCACCCAACGGCGGCCAGAAACTGTCGCCGTTCTGGTACCGCATGCCGTCCCACATGCTCGGCAAGGTCGCCGAATCCTTGGCCCTGCGCCGCGCCTTCCCCAACGACATCTCCTACCGCCTGGCCACCGGGGAACCCGGCGACGACACCGGCTCGGTACTCGCCGAGGCCGAAGCGTCGGCGCAGCCCCGGCCCCAGGAGGTGGCCGGAGAACCCGGGGCCGACGCCGAGCGGGTGCCCGCCTGGGTGCACGATAACGCCCCCGAAGCCGGCCAATCCGAGGCCGGCACCGAACGCTACGACCCCGCCGACGGCGACCCGACCAGGCCGTTCGCATGAGCGAACCCGACGATTACGCCATGGCCGTCGAGTACGAGCGGCAGATCGCCGCCCTCGGTCCCGACCCCAGCCCCGAGGCCATCGCCGCGGCCATGGAATGGAACGGCACGCACGACTGGCGGGCCTACCGGGCCGCGTGGAGGCGAACACTGGAAGGAGTCGAATGATCCCCTGCCTCGGCTCGGCCGTCTTCGAGTCTCTCGACGGCGAGGTGGGCCGCGGCGGCGTCGTCATCGAGCTGGGCGAGGACTTCGCCACCGTCGTCAACCTGTTCCACGGCCGCCCCCAATACCACCTCATCCCCTACGACTACCTCGACCCGTCCCTAGGGGAAGGTACCTACATAAACCGGGCCGGTCTGCGCCGCCTGATAACCGAGCTGGCCCGCGACGAGGTCCTCTCGAAACGGCCGTTCAAGCACGACCCGGCCCGCCGCGCCTTAGCCCACGTCCTGGCCGAGCTGGGCGACCCGATCATGTACCGCCCGGGTCGGTGATCGTCCACCGCAGCCGGCGGGCCGCCATCTACCAGGCCGAGATCGCCGCCCACCAAGCCGAGATCGCCTACCTGGCCGACCCCAGCCCCGTCCGGGCGCTGGTGCGGCTCATGGCCCTGCGAGCCCTCTACCAAGCCATGGAGGACCGATGACCATTGTCAGCCTGTACCGCCGGGGCGGCCTGTGGTGCTACCACTGCACCGCCTGCGGCCCCTGCGGCGGCAACTACGCCGACCCGCTCACCGCCCGGCGCATGGCCGACATCCACGCCGGCCTACCCCACCCCCGACCGGCCGAGGCGCCCTAGATGGCCCGCCTGGCCCTATCCGCGGTGGCCGCAGTGACCTTCGGGGTCGGCGTCGCCGTGCTCGTCGTACCGTCCCCCAATACCGTCGAGGTGGCGGCCGGCCCTGGCCCCTGGCCTGACGGCGACCCGGTCTGGCGCCACCCGATCCCACCGACCACGACCACGGTGCCGCCATCTCCGCGTGTGCTGCCCGGCCCGTCGCCGCGCCGCGCGCGGACCGCTGCCACCGTCCCGGCTCACGCGAGGCCCCTCGCACCCCGGCCGGCGACGGTGGCAGCACCCACCAGCTGGTCGGGGCCGTGGGCCTGCATCGCCGAGCATGAGTCGGGCGGCAACCCTTCGGAGAACACTGGCAATGGGTACTTCGGCGGTTTGCAGTTCTCACTGTCGACTTGGCGGGCCTATGGGGGGATAGGCCTGCCAAGTCAGGCGTCCATTGTCACCCAGGAGGCCGTCGCCGAAAGAGTCCTCGCCGGCCAGGGTTGGCAAGCCTGGCCGAACACCAGCCGCATGTGCGGACTGTGACCGCCGCCGAGGACCGCGACAAGGAGATGACGTTCCTTCTCGACCACCTGGCCCGGCTCAACAAGGCGTACCGCCGGGCCGGCGCCCTGCCCGACCTGACGCTCAAAGAGGCGCAAGGGTTCGTGTCGGTGGCGGCACTGAGAATCGCGGTGGAGGCGACCGAACATCGGCTTGCCCACATCATCGCTGGGGATATCTGATGCGGTTATCCCCAGAGGCGTCGAGCAAAGGGCCGCCTTGTGCGGCGCGGCGCCGTGCTCGCCTTAGCGTAAACCCCCTGTCAAGACCCAAACCTGTGTGCGATCCAGACGGGTCACAGACCCAGAATGGCTGCCAACATGACTAGCGATGAGGCCGAGGAGTACACGCAATCTTTGGGCCAGATCGGCGGTGGACTGTGGCGGCAGATCCTGTGGGCCAACCAGCAGGGGGTGCCGGCGGCGCTGGGTCTGACGTTGCGAGAATGGGTCGACGGCCGCCTGGGCGGCTATGTCCGCATGGCCGTCGAGGAACGCCGCCAGGTCGTCGCCGAACTGACCGCCTCGGGGATGACACAGGCGCAGGCGGCCGACGTGGTGGGCGTCCACGAATCCCAGGTCAGCCGGGATCTTGCAAATGCAAGTTCAACGTCCGTCGACCAGCCGTTATCCACCGAAGATCTTGCAAATGCAAGCCGTGCCGAGGAGATACAGGAGCTGGCCCGGCAACGTCAGCCGGCGCCGGTCGGCGGTATCCCGTTCCCTGAGGGCCGGTTCGCGTGCGTGGTCATCGACCCGCCATGGCCGATCAAAAAGATCGTGACCCGGGCCAGGCCGTGGCAGGGCGTCGACGTCGACTACCCGGTAATGAGTCTCGAGGAGATCGCCGCCCTACCCGTCGACCAGCTCGCCACCGACGCCGCCCACCTATACCTGTGGGTCACCCACCGCTACCTGCCCGACGGTCTGCGCCTCGTCGACGCCTGGGGGTTCCGCTACCAGTGCCTCATGACCTGGAACAAGAGCACTGGGGTCGTTCCCTATTCGTGGATGTACGACACCGAGCACGTCATATTCGCCGCCCGGGGCGGACTGAAACTGAACAAGCGCGGCCTGCGACTGTCCTTCGACGAGCCGCCCGCCAGCCACAGCACCAAACCGGAAGTCTTCTACGACCGGGTACGAGTGGCCAGCCCCGAACAGCGCCTAGAGATGTTCGCCCGCCGGGACCGGGCTGGGTTCGTCGCCTGGGGAAACGAGGTGAGCGCGTGAGCATCCGCGACGACTTCGGCGCCGCTTTCGCCTTCCAAGCCAGATACAAGACCCATCTGCTTGAGGTGGCCCAGAAGGTGACCCGGGTCTCGGTTGCCGGATGGGAAGACGACGTTCACCGCAACACCGACTTCCTGGTGATGAGGATGGAGAACGACTGGCGCATATCGGCCCGGGTCCGAACCCCCGAATATCGCGACCGGTACCGCGAC